CAGCAGCACTGCCAGCACCGTAAGCACCACTTCATCCAGTACCAGCAGCACCGCCAGCACCGTAAGCACCACTAGTTCTACTACACCAGGTGCTACAACCCATAGTACCACTACCACTTCATCCAGCATCAGCACCACCTCATCATCGTCAAGCACTGATAGCACTACAACTACATCAACTACTATTTTTCCATCTGGGTGGCTTGGTATTATCGTTGATCCAACAATTGAGTTATTAACAATTGATAGAACAATTGAATCATTAACTATAAATAGGGAGATAGAGGAAATATAGGAGATAGGTTATGGGTGATATCCTTGAATATGTATATAATGACAGGAACAATACAATCGACTTATTGCTAAAGGCTGATGGTGTAGCTGTTGATTTATCATCAGTAACAAGGATGATAATTAAGGATATAGGTGGAGATTGGGAAGTTGATGAAAATGATTCTTCTGGTGTATTTGATCGTGATACTGGAGTTACTGGGAAAGTCATTATTGCTTTGGGGGATCAAGACATAACGGCAGGAAAGTATTGGGTTCGGTTGATTGTTTATGACAACGTAAATACAGATGGGATTGTTTGGGAGGATCCAAATGATCAATTCATTATTATTGTAGTGTAGGATTATATATCATGGTTGATGAATTGTGGCGGTGCAAGGATCACGGCAAGCATTGTAAGGGCATACAGTACCTTGAAAAAGGACAGGATGAACTAAAACAAGGATTAGTGGATAAAACAAATGAGTTAAAGGATGCAAGGAAGTCTCTTACTCAGGATATAAAGGGTTTGGCATTGTCAGTGAAAGATGATTATATAACTAAAGCGGAGTATAGAGCGAATAAACGGATTCAGTACATGGCAATAGGCTTTATAGTTTTGGAAGCACTAAAGAGGTATTTATCATGAATATCACGGAAAAGATTCTTCAAATGGTTTTACTTATAGCCTTATTTTTAGTTGCTGTTAGTATATTGGTAGATAATTTAGTTCCATGGTATACCCAAGAAATACCATATAAGATTGATAGTGGTACATATCTACCTGGTGATTCGGTGGAAGTTAGCTTTAATCGGAAAGCTTTGGTTGATTTAAAGGGTGAGGTTGTTCGTGAATTAGTACGAATAGATATGGACTCAGAAGTCGAGGTTGAGAGAAGACACTATAAAATAGAAATGGACAAAGGTGAAAAAAATATTACTACTTATTATACAATCCCAACGATTGAGGCTGCTCCCTATTTGGAAGGCAACTCTTATGTATTTAAAGGTATTTTAACATATAGACCTTTTGGCCTGTTCGAGAAGTCACTGCATTTTACTACTGAGAAATTTCATATAGAGGTTAACAAAAAACACATTGTTGGGGAATTACAATGAAGAATCCATGTACTCTTTGCGAAAGAAAGAATGAGTCGAAGAAAGATGGGAAATGCAAAACTTGTGATAAACCAAGGGCCTACGCCGATGCGATTTATGATGCTTCTTTTGGGAGATCAAGAGGGGTTGATGGAATGACGATAAGAGTTGTAGAAGGGGTGGTGGGAAGTGTTAGCCCACTCGAAAGTCTAATTGCAACTATGAAGATGTGAGGAGGAGGAATGAAAAAGAGATGGTATGAAATAGTGAACGAACTGCCTTTCGATCTTGAGCCTATTCTGTGGTTTCTACTTTCAGCATCGTTGATATTTTTAGGCAATGCGTTTATAAAGGATGGGGAAACAGGCGCTGGTACACTATTTGCAGCACTTGGTGGTGCTGCAATAACAAGGGTGCGTGGTGGGAGAAAAGGACAAGGATAATTCCTATTGCATTTATTTATTTTTTCTGATATCGTTTAATTAGGTACAATAGTTTTAGGAGGATTTGGGATGCCTTGGGGCACGAGTGATGTTTCGAGATATACAAAGAAAGCGAAAACTGCTGCACAAAAGAAGAAGTGGGTATCAATAGCCAATGGTGTTCTAAAAGATTGCCAGACAAAGGGAGGTAAGAATTGTGAGGCTAAGGCCATTCGTATAGCTAACTCAAAATTTAATAAGGAAATTGTTATGAAAGAGGAAACTAAGGTACCGAAAGGAGCACTACGTTTTGTTGATCAAGATTGCCATGCACATGTGGAGTTTGTGGATGATGGAGATAAAAAGACTCCAAAGCTGAAGATGGTTGCTTATTCAGGTGGGGTGATTAAGGGTCATTGGTATTGGGACAATCTTGCTATTGATCTTACGGGGATACAGTTTAAACAAAGTAAGTTTCCTGTCCTTGAGAATCATGACACTAGCAGAAAGATTGCGGTGATTGGTAAACCTGTCATTGAAGGTGGGAAGCTGCTGGCTCCTGAGAATGCTAAGTTCCTGAGTACTGAGGAGAGTGAGGAATTTCAGAAACTTTCAAGTGAAGGCTTTCCTTACCAATCGAGTATCTATGCAAAGCCAAGTAATGTTGAACGAATAGAGGATGGGGCGTCTGCTAAAGTAAATGGATTTACTATGAAAGGACCAGCCTCTATCTGGCGTAAATGTGAGTTTAAAGAGATGTCGGTTTGTGTATTTGGTTGGGATTCAAATACGAAAGCATCTGCGTTTTCGAGGGAGGAGACTGAGGACATTGACTACTCCGAGAATGTTATTCCTGCCGAGAAATCGGCTCTAACTATTAACCAAAGAAAGGAGGTGAATGTAGAGATGACTAGAGATGAATTAATTGAAAAGCACTCTGAGCTGGTCCAGGAAATAGTGGACGAGGCCATTGCTAAATCCGAGGAGAAGTTCGCCGAGGAACGCAAGGACCTGAATGCAAAGCTTGCTGCGGAGAAGGAGGCTAATACTGCGATGTCAGAACGAGTCCAGAAATTAGAAAAGAACGATCTGATCCGCCGAGAGCAAGAGTTCAAGTCTTCTGCCAATTCGGTCTGGGCGAAGAAACTTTCCGATAGCAAAATACCTTCTCATCTCCATGACAAGGTCAGCGGGTTTGTTCGGTATGCAAAGTTTGTCAAAGATGATTCTTTTGACGTTAGTGCATTCGGTGAGGCTGTTGACGCTGAGATTAAGGATTGGGAAGATAAAGGTGTTATCGATACGGTTATTGGCAGCGGATTCTCCGAGAAGGAGATTGACCAGAGTGCTCAAGCAGAGGAAGCTCTATTAAATGAGAATATTTCTATAGTTGATCGCCTGGTTAAAAAATCAGGCGTCAAGGTTCCGAAGGAGGACTAAGAGTTCCGAAGTTAAAATACATAATGTGGGGAGGTGAAATTTATGCCAACAAAATCAAGATTTTCTTTAGATATTCCGCAAGTCGTTCGAGGCGTGCAGTATGACTATAAACGGTTGTACTACTCAAATCCTGATGCAGCTTTAAAAGTGCCTGTCACTTTGATGGCTGGCTACGGACTGATCGAGCAGGGTAGTATGCTTGCAAAGAATTTATCAGCGGCTGGGAAGGCTGGGTTGCTTCTGCCTTATAATCCAACTTCTTTTACTGGTGCTGAAGATCATCCTGGCCGTGCTTATCTGGTTGCTAATTCTGGGACTACTGATAAGTATGTTTATGTGACTCAGGATGATTCATATAAGTTCAATGTGGGTGATGATCTAATCATCAATGATAATACGACGACTGCGGAGAACCTTGGTGCCATTACTGCGATTGATCGGACCTCTGAGCAACACCGAGCGAAGATTACCGCTACTGCTGCGATAGGTGGCACTGCGTTCACAACTGCCAGAAAGGCGTACGTTAATGTTGAAGCTGGAACGAGTGGCAATCTATATTCTGACTGTGTAGGTATTCTTGAAAAGACTGTAGATTGTGGTGAAGGCGTCAATGCTAAAGGGGCAGTTGCAACATTAATCTTAGGCAATGTGGTTCTCTATGAGGGCACGTTGTCATTACTTGACTCGGCTGCTAAGACTGATATTTCAGCTACCAGTTTTGGTCAGTACCTGTACATTAGATAGAAAGGAGGTGAGACTCTATGCCACGAGGTGCATCTGATATACCTGCATTAAGACTAGAGGTGCTTCAGGGTGTGATGAAGACTTTTATGACCGCCCCGAAGTTTTTTCTTATGAATCTTTTCCCTTCTTCCAATGCTTTGTCAAGTACCATTAAATGGGAAAGCCAGAGAGGTGGACGAGGAATGACACCCTTCGTTCCGCCAGGGGCTCCTGCACAAGTAACTGCTCCCCACGGGATTGCAGAACACTATGCGGAGGCTGCGTACTGGAAGGAGAAAATGCCATTTGACGAGGAGTTTTTAAACAATCTTCGAAAACCTGGCACCACGGCCGAGTATCAGTCGGCTGAAGCAACACTGGCGAAGGAGCTTGCCGCCCTTTCATGGCGCTCCGATCGTAGGAAGGAATGGATGTTTTCCCAAATGCTGTTCAATGATGGGTTTACATACCATGTGAAAGGTGGTTATCGTGTGACTATCGATTACGGTATTCCTTCCGACCACAACGTCACTCTTGCGAGTGCATACAACTGGAATGACGGTGGATCAAAAAACATTCTGAGTGATATCCAGGATGGTAAGCAAAAAATCAGCAACGATTGTGGTGGCAAAGTAAATGTCGCTATCTGCAATTCGGCGGTTTTGAAACTGCTTGCGAATGATACCACAATTCGCCAGCTCCTGCAGCGTTCGTATTTTATGGGCGGAGCAGGTGGTTCCAAGAACCTGTATGAAGGAAACAAGCACGATATTATCGGAGTTAATCCGGGTGTTATTGGCTCATTGTTAGACATCGATACATTTTATATTTATGATGAGATGTATGAGGTTAGGGCTTGGTTGACTGCTGGGGTAACTGGCGGTTCGACTACTTGGATTACTGTTGATGATACCAGTGATTTTGAGGATGACCAAACCTTGAGATTCTGGGACGCAAGCGCAGGGACGTATGAGGATGTTTATATTATTGGTGTGAATCATGAGAATGGATCTATCCAACTTGCAACTCCTCCTGCGAACTCCTACCGAGCCACTGAAGACTACGTCACGATGTTGAAATATTACATTCCAAGTGACAAGTTCGTGATGATGGCTACTACGGTAGATGGCCAGCCGATTGCTGAGTACAAACAAGCGCCGTTCGGTCTTGGTCGAAATTATGGTCAGTATACTGATCAGCATGAAAATTGGGATCCTGATGTCGTTTGGATTCGTGTTCAGGACAAAGGGCTTCCGATTCTTTACAACCGTGACGCTATGTACATTCTTTCTGTGCAGACCACGGCAGCAATGAGTGCTACAAGCACTACTACTACTTCATCTACAACTACAACCACTGCCTAATAGACAGTGAGGTGAAGGAGACTAATCGAATGATCGAACAAATAATGATAAAAAGAACCCTGAAAGCAGGGAATACTGTTTGGTTAGAGGGGAGTATTATTGACTCCCCTCTACCTAAAGTTTTGATTGAAGAAGCAGAAAGAGGCACAGGTACTGTTGAAGTTACTAAAGGTGATATTAAAAGCAATAAAACGAGAACTATTTTTGTTGCCCAGAGAGTTGATGGCCGCACGGATGGTACTACGTCAACGACTTCTGAGTATGCTGGCCTTCCGAAAGTGAATAAACCAAAGCCAAAGCTTAGGAGGAGAAAGTAATGGAACAGACTGAGATGGAGCTTCTGGTAGAGGGAGAAGTAAAAGGTCTTTCTAGTTATCTTGATCGAGTCGATTTTATTAATGCTTGTAATGACGCGGCGATGGAAACTGGTTTCTCTTTCCCTACTTCTACTGATTTCCAAACTTATTGGAATAAGTTGAGAGCGAAGCGCCATATCTTTTTTTACCTTCTAAGCGAATCCGCACATAAATTTAAATATGAGCAAATTAATCTCCAGCACCGATTTGAACATTATCGAAGTCTGATAAAGGACATGGATGTTCAATATGAAGCTGCAAAGGAGGAGTTTTATTTGGAGTTCTCTGGAGCGAGTAGTGTTAATATATTTGGCACTAAAATCGATGCTGGCTTTCAGTATGATCCACTCACCGGTAGAGACACGACTTATAAGAGTGATAATGTTCCAGTGCTGACACCAACCGAGGATGATTGATGACTATTGGCCCCGACATAAAGGAAGCAATTGTTGAGGTTGGAACGGGGTTTACTATAATTCGAGACTCTGGGAATATTTCTGGTGAGTTCCTGACTCATAAATCAAATGCACAAGTAACGAAACCATTCATTAGGGAGTTCTTTCTTGAGGGCACGATGCAGTATGATACTGTGGTGGTTTCGGGGGATATAGTTGAATTTGATACAACGGGTGTTCGATATCTTGTCACCCATAAAACTGCAACTCTTTTTGAAAATGCTGTTATTCGATATGAAGTTGTTCTCTATAAAGCAAATGTTAATGTTTCAGTCCTTCGTCCTGTTGAAGTTCGGGATGCACATACTTACCATATAAGGACTGCTTGGTCGACTGTTAAAGCGGCGCATGATTTGGTTTTAACCACCCCACTGTTTGGTCAAAGTTTAGACGGTGATAATGAATTGGGGATGCTTGGTATTCAATCACATGAGGTTTACGCCCCAACTTCATATGGCATCACATACCTTGACCGTTTGAAGATTTTGTCTACAGGGGAGTATTGGAGAGTTGAAGCGGTTCGAAAATATAGGTATGATGGAGTCGATGTAATAGACGTAGGGGAGGATGTGCGACCTACAACCACAACAACTAGCACGTCAACTACAACCACAACTGCATAAGAGATGCGGTTGTCTGACAATAAGAATGAGAGGTTCTTAATCAGAGAGAATGAGTTGCGAGGAGGTTCGCAATGCCATATCCAGAAGAAGATTATGCACCATGTCCAAAATGCAATACTCTAATTAATATAACAATACATGCTGGGAACCCTTTCGTGTGCCCATACTGTGGTGTTTCTTTGTATTTACATATTACTGTGGAAACTGTGGATCCACAACCGATCGATCCGAGGCATATATGTTAACGTTATTTATTATTCCTTCACTCAGTAAAAACGCTGATATAGAAAAGACGGTTGATTCTTTTTCAGGAATAAAAGTTAAATATGAAGTTGTCTCTGTTACTGAATGGCGGGATGTTAACAACTATAAAAATAAAGGCAGATGGTTTGGTATATTTTGGGATAATGAATCTATTGATAATGACCTGAGAGAAGCACTGCCTATTTATTTTATGTACCAGAGGATGGAAGCCCTAATATTATACAAAAAAACTAGTATGACTGAGGCGGTTTGGAGATATCGATTTTTCAGGGATTCGGTTTACTTGGGCACAGACTTTTGTCCTGTCTCCCTTTGGTTGTGCAAAGAGGCAGTATTAGATGGGTGGGTGTTAGAGCATGAGTATACAAGTTAGATTTGTATCATATCAATATAGGCGGTGGGTGAGAGCGGTTAATAAACTGAAACGAACGGCTTTGGTTGAGCAAGATAATCTCCCAAGAAAGATGTCCATCGAATATGTTGACGCAATACGGAAGAATATAAGTATAGGGAGGTACAGTACAACCTATACTCGATATAACCAAAGGTATAAGCAGTGGAAATATGAAGTGTTTGGATCAATCGGTGGTTTTTGGAAACTTAGAGGGGACTTACTGGCAAGTTTACGATCTCACAAGAAAGGAAAAGGATGGTTTGGTGGCGTGCCAGCCAATGTATGGGATACAGGAGGTGTCTCATGGTTTGGTCCAAAATACAGCAGAAGGGTGCTGATAGCACAGTATGCACATTGGATGGAGTATGGTAGAAGAGGACAACCAGCAAGGCCTTTATTCAGACCAACCCTGATTGAGTATTCAGAGGGCAAAGGGAATAAGACAGCAAGAAATTCTTTGAATCAAATAGGAAAGGGGTGGAGATGAAAAAATATACCACAACAGATTTTGTTTATCTGATAGATAGTAAGTTTGATGAGTGTGTTGGGAAGATCAACCGGATTGATATTAAGTGGGGAGCATGGTCCAGAGAGATGAACCTTGCAGTGAGAAAGAAGATGGATGAAGAGGATACGGATACACTTATTTTAGGGTTAGTCTTTTCTTATTGGATTGTTGTGTCTCAGTTGCTTGATTTGTTGTATGAGTGCAAAGGACTGAAAGCAGTTTTTAGGGGGAGACAGATTAAGGCGAAAACAGAGGAAGCGATTGATTTAAGGGAAAGGATATTAATGGAAGATGCGAGTCATTGATATTGTACCGAGAGATATTTACGCTACTATGGAGTTTTCAACCGAGGAGATCCGAGATTTAAGCCACTTTCTCGAAAAAGCTATACCGTTATATAATAAAGTATATTTAAACGGCCCCATTGAGCAATCACTACGGTCCATTGACAATTTTAAGAAACAACTAAAGTCAATATCTGAAGCGATTAAAAAGGAGACTGCATAATGTCCTTAGACTCGACTGCAAGAGAAGCGAATATCTGGGATAGTGTCAAAAAATATTTTGTTGATAATCTTTCCTATTCCTTAACGTTTGATAAGGCTCTATCGGCTCCAGACATTCAGGGCAAGACTGTAGACCGATGGGTATCCTTTGCCATTGATGATATGGTTATAGGTGATATGTCTGTTATACAGCTTGCGATTTATTGTTGTACGAGGCAGGATAATGAGTGGTTTAAATTGAGTCAGGTTAGGGACACGGTATATGATCTTTTGATCGATATAACCAAAACGGATACAATGAGAAGGATTCCATTCTATGCAAGCCACCCGACTAATGCGTGGACATTAATAGGTGGTCTTCTTATTGATGAGATAACGGAGTCTCCTCGGATGGAAGCCGAAGATGAGACTAAATTCAAAATTATCCATGTGCGATTAAGGACTGCTTCAAAGGTGTGATGTGGGAAAGCGAATATTTATCCAATGTGAGTTGTGTGGTAAGAGATTAATTGAAAGGTTGCCTAATGGCTTATGGAGCTTTTCATTTGGCAGACCAGCGCCTGAAGATAGGAACAACCCAACTGAGATTGAGAAAATTGCTCCAGTGCGGTTGTTAGTTCATGGCTCCATAAAAATACGGTGTTTGAGAAAATCATGTAGACTCAAGCACCCTGATCACTGGAATGTACTTAATTTCTTTCCACCACCAGTCCAACAAATAACCAATAAGGAAAGTATTGCAATCGGAATGCCCGAAGATTCTGGCATAAGCAATTAAAAATAAATTAAAGAGAGGAGGTGAAGTCTATGGCACGAACAGGTCCTTTGACAAAAGACACTACGACTATTGCGTTGGGATTAGCTCAAATTAGGGTTGGTGCTTCCGCTTCAAATATTACGAAGCAGCATCCTGTCCTTACTTCGTCTGATTCGATTGGTGCTCTTGCAAACACAAGGTTTCTTGGTAATGCAGAGTATTTTAAATTGGAGTCAGGGTTCCCGATGCTTGAAGATGCAACATATCCATTAAGGGAATCTGCAGGTCTTGAATGTGCATTCAAGGAGATTACGCCAGCTAACATGGCATTGGCGAAAGGCCTTGACCCTGCTGATTATTCGAGTGTGCATACTGGGAAAGTATCTCTTGGTACTCTTGTGGCTCCTGTTATTCTCCGAGTCGAAGCAATTTACACCTATCCCGATGGAACTAATACAATGAATATTGTATTCCCCAGGGCT